GCGCTTGGCGAGGTCGTGCTGACCAGTTGCTGCGGTGCCCCTTGCAGGTACTTCGACAGCTGCTGCGTCACCTCGAAACTGGACACGGTGCCTGCGTAGGCGCCGGTCTGCATCTGCTGCACAGTCAACTTGTGGTCACGCGGCTGAGCATAGAACAGGAAGCCGCCTGCGCCTACCGGCGAGCACCGGTTGCTGTCAGGGTAGCTGGCCTGAATGCTGATGAGCGCGTTGCGCGGCACCAGTGCGTCGCGTCCAGAGATTGCGTACTGCCACACATCACCGAACAGCAGCAGGTCACGGTCCAGCAGCTCACTGTCCGTGATCACGTCGTCCTCACTGCCGAGGGCGTACATCTCAATCGGGTCGTCGTCTTGCACCTGCAAGGCCGACTGCCTGAAGAAGTTGAAGTAGTCCCCGGTGCGCGAGGTCATGCAGGTGCTGCCCGTGAAGACCATCAGGCGGTCTTGGAAGGTCCGCATGTGCGTGATAGGCAGGCCGCTACCGAAGAGTGCGGGCAGCGCTTGCGAGTCCAGATCGCCGGAGACGCTTGGTTCCCAGCCCGGAACGTCGAGACCGGTCATGCCGGACAGCTCGGCAGGCGTCTTGGCAACGTACATCGTACCGTCAACGAGCGTGCCGATCATCGTGATGAACGATGGGATTACCTCGTAGCCCGCGCATTCCTCCCATGTTACCTCAGTCCATGTGCCGTAGCTGGTGCCGTCGGCAGGCTTGGCCTTGACGTAGTAAGCGCCAGTGCTAGACGCTTTGGGCGAGATCTTGACGACGTGCCCCGGAACGTGGATGGTGGTCAGCTGGGTCAGTGTTTCCACCTCGCGCCCGGTAGTGACAGCCGTGCTACCGTCACCCCCATCCGTCAGTGAGATGGTGGCAACGTCCTCGACCACCAGCGTGTTCGCCACAATACCGATTAGGCTTGCAGGCCAGCCTACTGCCACGATGGCGTTGCGTAGTTCGGTCAAGATGGCCGCTGGCACAATGGCCGCTGCTGAGGTACCAATCCACTGGTTCACTGCGGTCTGGTAGGCGTTGGTGCGGTCGTTCACCAGCTTGGAGTACGCCGGGTTCGGCGTGGTGCTGCCGGGCGGATCGTACAGCGGAATGTCTGAGGTGTCCAGCACCCCTTGGTAGTAGCTGGTCGGTGTGGTGTAGCTGGCCTCATATCTCACGCCGGTGCTCTTGCTGACCAGCACCAGAGTGTACTTGCGGCTGTAGTTGCCCGAGCGGATGATCGCAGTGCCGTAGGTATCCAGTGCGATATGATCTACCGCAGTGTACGAGGGGCGCTCGCTGGCGCTGGCGAACAGCACGTAGCGCCCGGCGCTGGCGATGCTAGTGATTCCGTTGCGGGCCAGCGTCTCCGCTGCCACGCTGACCGTTACCGGGAAGAGCTTACGCTGCGTCTTGTTCACGAGGAACATAGGAGGCGCTGTGCTGCCAGCCGGGGCCGGGTTGCGGCGATAGGCGAAGCTGTATTCCTCGTCGCCCATGTACAAGCTGTGCTCACGATAGGCGCCGACGTCGGCCAAGCTGGCTGCGCTACGCGCCCATGGATGGATCGTGATATCACGCTGCACACTGCCTGCACGGCGAACAGCTCCTACCACGGGGTCCGAGATCATGTTGTCCTGCACCCACACCTGGCCGGGATAGCGCTGGTGAGTTACCTGCTCGGATACCCCACGTATGACCGAGCTGAAGCTGTCGCTGTGCTTTGCCATTACGGCCTCCAAGTGCTATATGGTACCACGCTGCGGACTCGCTGGTTGGCCACTTCACCCTGCCCGAGCATGTTGGCACCTACGGCGCGAGTATGCGCCGCCATGCACAACGCATAGGCATACTGGTAATCGTCCTCAGCCTGTTGCAGCTTCAGGGCATCGCCATCGTAGTTCTGTAGGTACCGAGCTACTGTTGCCGCCTGAATAAGCTGCTTGGCTGTGTACGGGATCTCATCGAGGCCGAGACCCCGGACGATGCGCACCTTGATAGGCTTCGAGCCTGTGTAGTACTCCCCGCCGTTTGTGTTGTACAGGTACTGCCCGCGCAGGGTGAGCCAGCCGGGATTGCAGTTGCGCTCGCTGCTCAGTTCCAGCGTATCCGCCGAGGCGCGATACCGCCCACTGGGTTCCGGGTTGAGCGTTACGGTTTCAGTGTTGAACCACCACGCTTGCGACTGCTCTTGTGCGAGCACTTGGGCAAGCGTATTGCGTGCGTTCGTCACCATCGGGTTCGTACTGCCTTCAATGCTGTTCAGCTCGGATTCACCGAGAGACGCTAAGCAGCGGTTAACGATGGCCAGTTCTGTGATTGCTTGCATACTCTCTCCAAACGCAAAAATTCCCCGCAACAGGGCCACGAGGGCACCCATTGCGGGGAAGGTCACGCATTACGCGGCGTAGATTGCACCGGCGTATTCAGCGCGGTTCGAGGTTGCGGCGAAGGCCAACCATGCGTCCACGTACCAGTGCTTCGACACGTCGTCGAAGAACACCTTGGTTTGCAGGTCGATGGTCGAACCGGCCAGCACGGCGCGGGCCGAGAATACGACCGCTACGACCTTGCTGTAGTCGCCGTTGTACGAAGTGCCCATCAGGCCCGACACGGAACCGGCAGCGCCGTTCTCCACCCAGTTCGGCACGTTGGCCGAGCTGATGACCGGGACGCCCCATGCCTTGAAGATGTGACCTTCGATGGAGGTGCCAGCGGCAGTAACGTACTGGCCATTGATGACTTGCTCGGCTTCCAACAGGGCGTAGAACGCCCTCGGACGCAGGAAGATGAACAGGTCGTCGGCCACAGGGTCAACGTCCTTCTCTTCCATCTGAGCGAAGAGGTTGGCGAAGGCCGAGTACAGCTTGGCCGGATCGTTCTCGTCGCCAGCGGCGGAGAGGGTGACCTTAGTGCCGCCCTTATGGCCCGGCAGCTCGGTGGTGTCGAAGAAGGTGGAGTTGGTGAGGTTGGCGGTCTTGATCGCTTGGATCAGGAACGCTTGGTCCTTCATCTTGGCGATCTTCTTGCCGTGCTCGGTTGCGATCTCCTTACGTGCATCGTAGGAGGTCTGGAACACGTCCAGCAGCGGCAGGGTGGCGCGGGCCAAGATGGTGCGGTCCACGGTCACCGAGTTCTTACCGAACTGGTTCTTGGTACCGTTCGGGGTCTGACCCGGAACGATAACTTGCAGGTCCGATTCACCAACGGCGAAGTTGGTAACGGTTGCGGTGCCCTTCACAGGGCGGATGTTGATGACTGGATCGGTGACGGAACGGCGGACAATGGTGCCCTCCACCATGCCGGTGAATTCTTCGATGACCAGCGCCAGCGGGTTCGCGTCCTTGCCGTTGCGGGCCGCTGGGCGTACTACGTTAAAGGTATCCAAGCTCATTGGAGCACTCCTGCGTGAGGTAGAAACGTTTCTCTTGTACTATAGGCACCCAATTAAATTGGGCGGTGCTTACGCCTTGAGGCGGCGACCCAGTGCAGCGTACTCCGGGGTTTGGGTGTAGCCGTCACCATGGATGCGGTACAGCTTCTGCGCCTCCTGCGCAAACTGACTGCGGGACAGCGGGCTGACGTCGCGCTGAGGCGGCTCGCCACGGAAATCTGAGCCGACTGCGGACTTCGCAGGCTCGCGCTCGCCGTTGGCGTTGGCGTACAGGCCCAACATGTAGCTGGCCGCGATCTTGTGGGTCTTCGGACTACCCAGCAACTCCCGCAGGGTGCCCAGCTCGTCCTCGGTACCGTTCTCTCGGATGAACTGGGCCACGGAGTTCCAATGCTCTTCACTGCCTGCCAGTTCCACGATGTCGGCCTTGATGCCGTCCTGTGCCTTCTGCTCGGCTTCCATGTCGGCGTCATACTCCGCCTTGAGCATGGTCACGAGGTCTTCGGCCCCGGCAACGCCCTTCTCCTTCAGGGCGTGCGCCAGCATGGAGAAGTCCCCGGTTTCGCCTGCCGCGACGACGGCTGGGTGATCAGCGCCGAAGCCTGCGGTACCGATGACGCCGAGGGCGTAATCCACACGGGCGTTGCCGGTCTTCTCATAGGCTACCGTCTTGGCTTCCTCGGTAGCAGCAGGCTCATCTGCGGCGGCAGCGGGCGCCGGGGCCGGTTCGGTCTTGGTGCTGGCGAGAGTTACGTCAACATTCGCTGGGACTTGGGTTTGTACCTCGGTGCTTGCGGCTTGCTCGGTGGCTGCTGGGGTTGCTTCGCTCATGGTGACTCCTTACTGAGTGGTGACTAGGCTTGTAGCTTGCGCGCCTTCGGCGGCTTGCTGCTGGAGGGAGGAGAGTCGCTGCTGGATTTGCTCGTCGCTAGCGATGTACCGCCCCTTGTTGATTCCATGGCCTGCTGCCATGTCGCTGATGATGTTGGACTCATTCAGCATTGCACGCTGCTGCGGCGGGATTTGGCCGAGGGAGGTGACGTCGTTCAGGAAGTTGATCAGGCGTTCGAGGTCAGCGTTGCGGCTAAGGGCGTCGAGGCCGGTCACGACTACTGGCTGAATCTTGGTCCCTTTGATGCTCAGGTTAACCCGCTTGAGCAGCCAACGGGCCAGCGGTTCCTGAATCTCCTTGGCGAGGCGAGAGTACACGCCGCCGAGACTGCCTTCCAGCTCTCGGGCTTGCAGCCTGATCTCTTCTGCCGTTACGCGCTCCGCATCGCGGGTCATGGCGGAGTTCATCAGGAACCCGGCACCGATGCGGCGCTCGTACACCTGAGAAATCTGCATGACCGTGCTGAGCTGGTTGCCGATGTTGGACGCTACCAGCTGCAAATCGTTGGCGTTGCCGGGGATGAT